CTAAACATATTACTTACTCCGTTTCGCCATCACGGCGAGTTAGTTAAACCGTTACTAGGTTACTATTGATGACGAAATAGTCTGATTCAATTTCCGCCGATCCTTTGCATACCTATTCGCGCAATCCCGGTGATATACGTTAGCACCCCACTCCACCGGAACATGCAAATTTATCGGGTCGTCGTATTTTTTACAAAATACACACTTTAAGAAATCCGCGTGTCCACTTGTTTCCATCGCTTTTTGCCGACGATGTAGTAATTTATGGTACCCTTCGTCTGGGCATATCACTAAATTTGAAGGCCCGTTATTCGCCCGGTTTCCATCAACGTGATGTACTACAACTCCTTCTGGAAGCGATTTACCCATAGCTTTCTCAGCGATAATCCGGTGCGATAACCGTTTTCTCTTACTTTTATCTCCGATACTGATATAACCGTTCTTCATAATTGTACCGTCCCCACACTTACGTCTCAAACGGCCAACCGTTCCAACTTCCCCGTATTTTTTAAACCTCGAATAGTGCATATAACAATAACCAGCTCCACCATTCGCTTTGTTGCCACATCCATCAACAGAGCAATTCCCCATAACTGCAGAAATCAATCGTTGAGGCGGCCCACATTCTCCGTACTTTGTAACTCTTTGATAGTGCATACTGCAATAACCAGCCCCGCCATTTGCTCTATTGCCACATCCCTCTACTTTACATTCCTTGCTGTTTCTCGTACTATTCGTGGTAACCATGATACTCTCCGTACAGGTATTGAGGCCAGGGGATTCGCCGATGCCCACCATCGGCGAGTTCCCGATACATTATACATCAAACGATCCCCTGGGAATTCACCGTTTCGATCACCATCGGCTCATACGGCCGCGCACTTCTTCGCGTCGTCACCGGGCCAGTTTGCTGAACCACCGCATACCGAGAACCTTGCCAAGGAAGCATCCCGGTAGTGACCTCCCGGCGCTCTTCCGTCACCCAATGGCTATCGGTTAAATTCTTGAACGGCGCCGCCTGACACAGCCCTCGCTCCGACCAGAAAAATACCGCATCCCGCTCATCATACACCATCCCGCCAAGAGGCACTCCATACTCCGCAACGCGCATCAGTGGCGCATCGTAGGGGTCCACATAAATCGCCCGATCCGTGGCGATGATGAACGCAGAACTCGTGTCGGCCAGCAGAGTAATTTTGCCTGCGAACAGTTGGTAATCCCGCTCCAGCCGAAATTCGTGCGGGTAGTCCGGGCGACTTAAATACAACACGGAACGGTCCAAGTCCGGTTCCCAGGCGGCCAACGCCAATTGGTCTCGCCGCACCCCGATCAGATGGCCCACCGGTGGGGGGTAACTGACCGGGTCCCCAATCGGATAGACAGCGCTCTGCGCGGCGGGGCACAACGAACCCCACTCGATAACCTGATCCGGATATACCGCCCACTTTACCCCGTTCTGCCCCAACAAAAATACCGCGTATCCCAGTTCCGCCCATTGGAACGGCGCCCCCACCACCCCCGCATGCAAGACCTGAATTTCACCCGCTTCGTGGATTTGAAGTAATTGATTTGAACTATCAACCGCTAACAGTCGTCCATCCCGTGTCCCGTGAATATCCTGATACCCTGACCCACTTATCGCCGACACGCCGGGGCGGCGCGTCAGAAACTGCGCATCATCGCACAAACAATTATCTGCCTGGAGTTGCCATTCCATCCCCAGTCGAATTGGATCAACCCGGTTATTCAACCCTTTAAAGGCTTCGACCTTTGGGAAATCTACCATATCGGTTCACGCCTGGCGTAGTGACACGAATTTTTAATCCCGTTTATCCGCTCTAGTACCATTATTCTCTCACAGAGCTCTTGACCATCTCCAGAGGTAAAGCGCGGCCCTGCATTGATAAACCCACGCAACTGCCAAAGCTGAAAACTAATTGAGGCAGCTATGAGCAAGCCAATAAAAATCCCACCGATAATCTTTAGCGTGACCATTTCTGAATGACTTCCCATGCTGTATTTGCCGTGGCAATTGTTCCTAGCGTTCCAACAATAATAATTAATACCCATTTCAATACAATTCCACCTGTCATAACAGTTTTCAAGGTCATCATTGTAGGATCATATTGAGATTGTCGATCAATAATTGTAGTCATTTGATACGACATATCAATTATCATAGACTTCATTTCTTGAATCTGTTTTTCAAGATGGTCTATTCGTTCTTGGCGCTGCCGGTCCATATCGCGCCGCAAGATAACCAATTCATCCGTATTCTCATTCATTTCTAAAAGTACCAACAATCATTGCAATAAACTTATTCATTCTTTTTCACCTTACTTGTAAATCAATAAATCATACTCGTCATCTGACATTTCGTAAGGTGTAGCACTCCCTACAATCCCTAGAGAACAAGTATTCTTTGCGTCTTTAGCCCAATTATCCCATTGCCAAACAACCAATCCCAGCGCAACTGGAAGCGCCGCCGGCCCGCTTCCAGCCATAACCCCAATGTTCCAAAGCGCAGCACCATACCCACCTACTGTCAACCCTAACAATCCCGGCTCACAAATTTCAATCGGTGTTTGCTTAACAACTTGAGTAACTCCAAGCTTTACCACTGCAATAATCGGCCAGCTTAACCCGCCGAATAGCGGATTCGCCTCAACATACCCGTTAGAAAGTGCCACGGCTGTTGTAGCGCTATCAGCCAATTGCGCATAATCCGCATGAGCGCAACCAGCCAATAACGCTACAAAAACAACCACCGATAGTTTCATACTATCGCTCTACATTCCGGATTTGACCGAGCCACAACACAATCAAAGCGCGAGCCAGATACTCTCCACCCCTTTTAATTCCTGGCAGCAAAATATTTACCACAATGTCTCTTTTGCTTTCTTTATTCATTACCGCTGATTCTAGTTTTCGAACCTCCTCTTTTGCTGCTTCGCGTACCTTTTGGTCTACCAGCAGCCCTAAAGCCCAGGTTGCCCAATCATATCGGTTCATAATTTACTCCAGAACAACAACGCCAGCGACCAAATTCCCCATGTAGTCAACAACACAGGAAACAGCCAAGCAAAGACAAACTTTATTGGCATACCATATTCCTTTTACTGAATGGAGTTTTTGGCTCGTAGTGCCGAGTCAATATTCAACCGCAACGCAGTAATCGCCAACCAAGGCAGGTTCGGGCACGACTCATTCGCGGGTGGGCAACTCGGACTCAAACCACCGACTAGGTAGCCGCCGGGCAGAGTAGCAATGCACAGTGCAAATTCATTCGCTACAACGCCACAGGTGGGTTGTACATATTGATCGCCACCGATCCAGATTGACGGGAGATAACCGGGAATCGGAATCCGCTCCGGAGTCGGAGCCGGGCCAGGCGGGATAACGCAGCCGGGGCCAAAACCAGGTAAGCAGTCATCTGCAACAACAGGTGCAGAAATAAGAGCAGCCGCAAACAACAACGATTTCAATTTCATCATAATTCTCCGTTACTTCGACATTTTGATTAAAGCGTGGCGTGCGTGGGAGAGTAACTCACAATCACAGTCCTTGTCTCAATAGCCAATACCATTCAATCTCAACCCACATCTCAATACCTCCACTCACAATCAATCCCGATCCCCGAATCCAGCAGGCGGGAGATTAGGGTAGGTGTCATCCGATCCGCCGATGGGGTAATCGACGGACGGCACGGGCTGACGCACCCCGTCAGCAGCAGAATGGCTACACTCAGCACCAGCGCCAGGCCAACGAAGGACAGGGTTTTGAGGAGCCATGTCAGCGCTGGCCCTTCCAGATTGGGGGACTGGCGTTTCACCCATGTCTTGACTTGCATCATTGTACCCTTGTGATTGTCCAATGAGTTCAATGGGCGGCAGCTCAATGCTAATATTTTTAGCTTCATCCGACAAAAACACACCAAGCAAGCCCGCCAGCGCCATGCCGACGGTCACAATAGCCTCGGCCTGCTCTGGCCGCAGCGACAGCCCGGCGATAGTTGCCAGCCACACCAGCCCGCGCCATGTACTCGGCTCCCGCAATCGTCGCAGCATCCAATTCATTTTGTTACCATCCTAACCGGTAGAAAATATGCCGGCCTACCGTAACCCCTACTTTTCCTTTTGCCCACATCGGAGGCCATTTACTCGCATAACTGGGCCGGGCAATGGTATGGTAGTGGTCTGCACCTTCTGTGGGATCAGGGATTTGATTATTAAGCACACCCTCAGCTAAGGTATAAATACTTCCTAACTGTTCCTTAGTGCGGCTACGAACCTTCTTTGCTTGCCCGTCCCACCAGCATGAATACTGTGACGGGGCTAAACAAACTGCTTCAATCGTATCATCAGGAATTCCGTCTCCACGCTTTCGACTCCACCATCCCGGATTCTCTGCTCGATTACGAATCGACCAGGCCACAGCAATCTGCCCTTCCCTAGTCTCTCCTCGCGCCTCGCCCCATATGGTACGAGCCATTGCCAAGACATCTTCAGGTCGATAATTCATGGCATTTCCCAAGTCCCAACACTACCATAAATCTCATTGGTAAAATACTTTTTTTTGCTCTTCTTCTTGTTGCTCTTCTTTTGCAATCTGCTCGTGTAATTCTCGTAAATAATCTCTAGCAAACTTAGCTACTCGAAAACAACTACCCTGTTTAGAGCAATGTATTGGTGCACAACTCAACATCCTACCCACATCAATCTCAATTTGTGGATCAATCTTTACCTGTTTCAACAGAATTACCTTTTTGGTTAAGTTTAGAAAGATAACCTTGGGACGGTGTATATTCATCACACAGCCCAGCAAACTCAGGACGATCCAAATCGCAGTAATAAATATCCGGGTCATCGTCCCGAAAATTTACACACTTGGCGCATTGCAAAACCGAGGAAGCAATGCACTTTAGGAGAACGCCTTTCACTAAAAATCCCCTATCTTTAATTAACAGACCGGGAAAGCGTAACTCATTCCAACCCCATGACTGACCGACCCACAGTCTTTTGCCGCGCAATCAGTAAATCCTTAAGCGCATTGGTCGCGGTTTGCACCTGGTTATCCGTCGCCTCATCCAGTTTGTTTTGCAACTGCGTGGAAAAGCTAAACGCCAGCAGGGTCGCCTCGTTCAAACTAAACTTGGTTTGATCGGAAAAAACCGCATCAAACAAAAGCTGCTCATCCGCGGTGCCTTCTCGCAGATCAAAAGCCATTTTTTGCAAGGCACGTTTGACTTGCCACCGGAGCGTGGTCAAGACGTCCAGTTGTTCTTCGTAAGTCGTGCGTTGTTGTCTCATGAATGTTATCCTACAACTTGTTGTCGTAAGCAGATAGCACGCGGGCGGGCGGGAGCGCATAGTTACTACCGCCGTAAATTCGCGCCGAGGTGGT